CCAACGCTTGCGAAAGACCATACAAAGCCTGACCTGTTTGAGTGGAACTTGCGCCTGTTTTTGACATAACATTGCTAAACCCTTCTAGCATTTGCATTGATTGCTGACGTGTAATAACCCCCGCGTCTTCCATAATCAGCAATTTTGCATAGTTGTCAGTCAAATCACCAACGGCTTTGTGATGGCGTTTAGCTAAGTCTGTTAAATATGCCTCTGAATTAGCAAAGTCCTGTTGTGAATCGGTTAGCCCTGAAAGTTTTAGTCGTAAATCCTGAATTGTTCTAACTGTATTTATTAAGTCGTTTGTAAAAAAACCTAATATACTTACCCCGAACAAAGAGCTTAAAAAACCTTTTAATTCGGAAGCACTTTGCTTTACAGAATTAAACCCTGCTTTAGCTTTGTTTTCAGCGGTTATTAAGATATTGACTTTTGTATCTTTAGCCATCTAATTACTCTTCCTTTTCAAATCTTCTAAAATAGCATCAAAAAAAGACCAGCCATAATTAATCGCTTCAATATGTCCCATTTGAATTAAGCTATTAACAATACTAATTAAATCAGCCTTTTCGTGCTTAACATACCGCTTTAATTTAGAGGCTATTTTTCTTTTATTTGTTTGTTCACTTTCAGGATTAAAATACTCTTTATTAACATTTAAAAAAGAATTGCTTATTAATTCAATTGCATTAGCACTCATTTTGCTAATATGAATAGAAGAATTAATAAAAAATCCTATATTCGTTTCAAAATAATTAGCAACAAAAGAAGCGTTAAACTCATCATCATTTTTAGCTGAAAACAACATTACCAAAATATCGGCAATAGTTATTTCAAGAACTTCAATTTGAATTTCTTGAAAATTATGCTTGATTATTAACGCTTCTTTTTTTCGCATTTAAAAAGTTTCAACCGTGTAAAGTGCTTTGCGACCATTAGGCGCAACCAAGTCAGTTAAAAACATATTCATTTTAAATTTTGCAGTTGAAAATTTAGGGCTACTTGATGCTGTCAAAACGCCTAAGCCGCCATCTGAAATTAACTGCACGCTAGGGAATTTAATAATAATATTAGTGCCGTCAGATAAGTTTACCCCTTGAAACATAGCAGCCCCCTTGATGAGCGGCTCGGCTCCGGCGTAAATTTTACTGCCTGACAACGCTAAAAAGTCATAAGAAACCTCTAGGCTTTGTGCTTCGGTAATCGCGCCTGCTGCTAATGCTGTAATATGACCAGTGACGTAATTTACAGTGTAATCCGTACCCAAAACATAAGTTGTTGTACCGCCTGTGTTAGTTACAATTACACTACCATCTTCAATGTTAATGTGGGCTAGTGCCACCATTGCACCAAGTTTTGCTGTGATTGCCTCGTCAACAACAGTTCCCGCGCCTGAATTTAACTCTGCACTATCCCCTAAAAGTGACATTGCCATTGACTCACGGTCAAACTCTTGTAATTCGAGTGACGCACTTGTGTCATCAGCAAAAGACATAGAATGAACTGTGAGCGCGTAAGAGCCAAGGTCGTTACTTTTCATTTGTTCATCTTTCATTTTGCTCATTAATTCAAGCGCGGCAATACCGATAATCGGTTTCATTCCCGCGTAAACACCAGTCCTTGACCGGCGGTTAAAATTAAATGTGCCTTCGTAGGCAATTGCTTGGTATGCCATTTTTTACCTCTCATTTAAGTAATTCATGTAAGTAATTAAATTAACCAAAACCCCACATTCAAAAAACGGATGTGGCGAATCAATATCTGGAGTAATCGCAATAGGTTTCTTTGTGTCTAAAATAATTGCCCCTTGATTATTTGTTCTGTGTAATAGTGATTTATTCAAAAACAGGTTTTTTTTAATCATCTCTGCTATTGAGTTTATATAAATAATAGCTGGTTCTCTGTCTGTATTTACATCCCTAGTTTGTATGCTTATAAGAACCGCTGTAATGTCTTCGGTTGGGAAACAATTAGCTGTTATAAACTCATAAGTTAATATCGGCATTCTTAAAGCATTTGATGCTTTTTTGTATTCAAACGTGTGACTAAAATCAGCTAATTCAGGTAATGATTCAAGTCGTGATTTTAAGGCGTTTAATTCAGCAAGCATTTTTAACCCCGCGCTATTTGAATTGAATAAAAGCCGATTGTGCTAGGCGGGTCTGCAATTATTCCGATTGATTCAGCGGTTAATCCACTTAAAAGCATTTGAATGGTTTTTTCATATTCACGCGCTTTAGGGATTAACGGCGAGTTTTCATCGCGCGATTGCTCAATACACGCTAATCTTTTCGCATAATTAACAGCTATTTGAGTTAGCAGCGCAATTGGCAATAATGCAGTAACATCAATCAATTTAATACCGCGTTTATTTAGCTCTAAATCAACAAATGTATCAGCATCAATTAAAAAATGTTCCACAACATCAATCATTACATCCGTGTAATCGGTTAATTCAGAATATTTAGCCATTAATTGCCTCGTTTAAAATCTCAATTGCTCTAGCCTGCATATTTTCACGCCGTGTAGCTTGGTCGGTGTAAAAAAACGGATATGCACGAGAACCTGGGTGATTAACCCGTCTTGCAAAAGCCATGCCACCGCCCACCACAGGAAACTGTAATATTTTGCGATTGACTGGCACTATTAGATGTGGGCGCGTTCCAAACTCAACAAACGGCGCGTATTCCGCATTAGCATAAACCGTTGCACTGGTGTCGTTATTGCCGTGCCACCCAATTGATTGAGTTAGCTGTCCAGTGCGATGCTTGTATGCACGACCCGCGTAAACATAATCCAAAATGTCAGTGTGATATTGCTGCGCCATTGCATAAACAACCCGTCTGACAACAGACGGGCTTGCTATGTTGCTTAAGCCTTCAATTACAGCTTCGCTATTCTGTAGCTGTATCTGAATCATTTTTTGCTTTTTTTGGTTTATACGCCACTGGTTTTTCAGTTGCGACATAAGACCAGCCCAGCTTATCAACGCATTCTTTAGCGTCAATCGGCTGCTTTTCGTGCGGCACCCCGTCCAAGTCATAGACAATCATGTTTAATCATCCTTACCGATAAACGCGCTGTAATTAATGCCTGTTGCGACAGTACCGGCGACAGTTGTATGAATCCGCACATAGCGGTAAATCGTGCCAGCCTCTTCATTTCTGAAAGGGATTGCATAACGACCTGCTGCTGACAAAGCCGCGTCCATTGGCACAACTAAATTACCAAAAGTTTTACGCGCCAAACACACAGAGCCGCTGTCCATTGCTGCGACATTAGAGCCTTCGAGTGAGATTGTATAAACCTCGTCCCCAGTGGCAACTTCGCAGGCGGTTAAGTCCACAACCACATAACCGTCCGCTAAACCATCACCTAAATCTAAAATAGTGCTGCCGTTTGCAGTAGCAGCTACTAAACCTGCGGCTTTAAGCGAAAGATTGGCATCGTATAAAAAGCTGTTTCGAGTTGTTCTTGCCATTTTTTACCACCTTAAGCGACTACAGCCGCATCTTTGATTGAGTCAATACGAACCGCTGAACGCCCGTTTAAAATAGCCATACCGACATACTGCTCAACTAAAGTAGTGTAAACGGTTGCGGATGTCACTAAGCCAGAATCTTCAATGATGATTTCACCGTTTCTTAATCCTGTCACGCCCATGTCAGACAATGAAACGACATAAATCGATGTTCCTGTAGCTCCACCACCTGAGCAAGCTTCTGTAAAATCAAGGATTTCAGATTCAGTTTCATCTTTCTCAATTTCAATAATTGGCAAGCCGTTGTAATTGGCAATTTGTGCGCCGAACTGGTCAATTGTGTAAGTGATAGTGCCGGCAATTGATGTGGATTTAGCGGCTTTTGACAAGCGGCGGCGCATGGTTTTATTCATCAAAATGTGAGTAGGTCTGTAGCATAAATCCACAGCCTCATCCAACTTATCAACACTTAACGCATCCCCACCTGCTGTGCTGCCAGCGTGAATAATTTGAGAGGATTGAATGCGAGCCTGTAAACCGTCAAACTCTTGTTTGCTGGTTGTTTCGCTACCTTTAATCACTTTTTTAGTGAACTGTAAGGCTGCGGCTCTTAATTTCATACTGACTTGTTGCGAACGGATTTCTTGTCCATTCATAGCCACCAATGCACGGTCGACTTCAATTGTGCCACCAAATATTTTCAGTGACTCAGTAACCGGATTGACAACGCCAGAGCTTGCTGTATATTCCTCATTTACACCGCGAAAGCCCACGCTAGGCAAAGAGCCATCTTGTACATAGCTATAAGCGTTACCAGTGATATTAATAAAAGGAAACGCCTGCAAAAGCTTTGCGTTGTAAACAATTGTTTCGATAATGCCCTGTCTAAAAACAGTAGAGTTAGGGTTAAGCTTTTCAGCTTCCAATAGTGTTAATGCTGCCATTATTTAGCCTCTTTGTTAGTAAAACCGAATTGTAATTTTTGAGCTGGAGTCCAGTTGCTCGTGTCAAGTTTTTGACTGCCAGCCGTTCCGGGTGCGCCACTACCTATGTTCGCCGTTGGTTTTTTATAGCTATTATTTTCTTTCAAAAACTTTGCGATATAGACACTTGCTTGCAAGCCGTCAATCTTGACTTCGCCATCTTCATAAACAGCATCGCCTTCAAAAACTTTAACTAATAAACTTTTATGCTGTTCGGCAATATCACCGCTGTTACGCATGATTTCGTTTTTAATGATTGCCTTAGCCTTTTCAGCTTTAAGCAATGCGATTTCAGTTTGCGATTGTTCTAAAAGCGTTTTAAATTCACCTTGTTCATGCAAACGCTGCCTTTCAGAGTCTTTTTTCGCCTTTTCCTGTTTCGCTTCAAAATCCTTTTTAAACTTTTCCTCTGCTTTTTTATAA